CAAAGACGTGAGCCGGTTGCGGTTCGTGAGTTTTGACCCGGACGCATTCATCACCGACAAACCCGTTCCGGTATTTAAGACCTATCTGCCCAAGGCCAAGGCTGCACCAGCCCCAAAGTTCTACCCACACGGTGAACACGATGTCGAACATATCCTCCAACAAATCGAAGCCAAGCGATTAGACCTGACGGATTCCTATGCCGATTGGGTCAAGATTGGCTTTGCCATTGCTGCAAAATACCACGAGCCAGGTGCAGACCTGTTCCACCGAGTTAGTGCTATGTCCCCTAAGTACAACCCGGAAGCCTGCGACCGCAAGTACAAGCAACTCTGCCAATCCAAGCAGAATCAAGTGTCCTTTGCTTCGTTCATGTGGCTTGCCAAGAATGCAGGTGTAGAGATTCAAACGAAGACCACGAAGCACATCGTGTCAACGACCAAGTCCCACCGCATGCGTGTCGGGACCAATGGCGGTCCCAAGGACATCAACGCAGCAACCGAAGCAGCGGTCCGGGTACTTCGGGAAATTGACAACATCGATATCGATGGTCTTGAAGAAATTGTCGCAAACACCATGGCTCTTGATACAACGGAACTGAAATCCGCTGACACCGAGGATACACCGATAAAGCAAATAAAGGCTTTCTTGCGTTCATTCGACCTAAAACGCAATGCAGTAACCCGTTGCATTGAATACAAAGGCCAACCCATTACCGACGTGGACCTGAACAACATTTACGTTGACTGCCTCGAAGCCTTTGGCAAGAAGGAGGTCAACATGCAACTGGTCGGGGCCATAGTGGATTCGGACTTTACACCGACCTACAATCCATTCACACAGTTCTTTGCCAGGCACGGCCATCGCAATCCTACCGGGTGCATCGAGGCCCTGACCAATACCATCCGAACAACCAACCAGGACCATACGTTCGTGCAACTCTGCATCACCAAATGGCTCTGCTCGGTCATCGCAAGTATGCACGGGGAATACTCCCTAACCATCCTGGTGCTTTGTGGCGACCAGGGTATCGGCAAGACCAACTTCTTTCGTAATCTACTGCCCGATGAACTTCGGGCCTATTACGGGGAATCCAAACTGGATGCCGGCAAGGACGATGAAATTCTCATGTGCAAGAAGATAATCCTCTGCGATGACGAGTTCGGTGGCAAATCCAAGCAGGAAGCCAAGAAACTCAAGGAACTGTCCTCCAAGCAAACCTTTAGCATCCGCAAGCCCTATGGCCGGGTCCATGAGGAATTGAACCGATATGCGGTCCTTTGCGGTACAAGCAACGACGAGGAAGTCATCAACGACCCAACGGGCAACCGTAGGATACTGCCCATTGTAATCAGCGAGATTGACTGGGATGCCTATGCAGCCATCGATAAGACGGACCTGTTCATTGAAGCCCTCCATTCCTTTAAATTGAACGGAGCCGATGCCTGGCAACTATCCAAGGCCGAAATCAAGATGCTGAATAATCACACGATGCACAACGTGCAGCCGGCTATCGAGAAAGAAATGCTCCTAAACCTGTTCACCATCCCGATGGATTATAGCGACCCCTACGGCAAGTGGATGAGCAATACCGAAATTAAAGACCTCATCGAAACCTGCACCAAGCAGCACATCAGTTCGCACAAACTCGGAGCGGTCCTAAAGTCCCTTGGCTGTAAGAAAATGACACGACGGGAGCGGAATTTCCTTCCGTGCTACTTTTTGGTGAAAAATGCCGATAAAAGTGACTACGCCCAAAAGGTTGATAATAAGCGACATCCGTTCTAGTGTAGTCACTTAGTCACTTAAAATGCGTTTTTTCTTTAGGGGCTTATATGTGCATGTGTGTGTGTGTGTGTGTGCATATAATATATACTCTAAAGAAAGTAGTAACTAAAGTGACTACACTGACTACAACCCCCTTCACGCTATCAAAAACGCAGATTTTGTTAGTCACTTCACCCAAATTCAAAGTAACTACAAGTGACCACACTTAGACCCTACCAACAAACCGCTATTGACCAAATGCGGACAAGCATTGCCGAGGGCAAAAGACGCTTGATACTCTGCTCCCCGACCGGGAGCGGTAAGACGGTCATGTTTACCTACATGGTGGCACGGGCCTTAGAGAAAGGCAAGCAGGCCATCATCTTCACGGACCGGGTGGAACTGCTCCGGCAATCCAACGGGGCTTTGGACCAGTTCGGTATCAAGCCGACGCTGATTGAAGCCAACCGAACCCGGCTCGATGTTTCAGGAAACTGCTTCATTGCCATGGCCCAGACATTCAGCCGGAGGAAGGACTCTGCTGAATACACGGACCTCTTGGCCCGGATGGACCTCGTAATTATTGACGAAGCCCACAAGCAGACATTCAACCCCCTGCTGCCATACATCAACCCCAAGGCCGTGGTCATCGGTGCGACTGCAACGCCATTGCGGAGGGGAAAGCAGGAATGCCTCTCGAAGTTCTACAAGGCTCTCCATGCACCGGTCCAGGTGCAGGAACTAATCAGCCAAGGCTACCTGGCCGAACCAACGACCTACGGGATGACCCAAGACCTATCCGGGATCCGTATGAAGGGCGATGACTACGACACCGAGCAGATGGCTCAACGATTCAGCGAGCGGAAGGTTTTTGCCGGGGTGGTGCAGAACTACGCCAAAGTTTGCCCAGGCAAGAAGGCTATTGTCTTTGCCAGCAACATCGCATCAAGCAAGGAGGTTTGCGAGGCTTTGCAGGGTGCAGGGTTCAACGCCCGGCACGTTGACGGAGAGATGCCAAAGTCCTTACGAGCCGAAACCCTTGCGTGGTTCAAGCAGTCCACCAATGGGATCCTTTGCAACTGCGACTTGATGACCACGGGCTTTGATGAACCAAGCATCGAGGTCGTCATCCTCTACCGGGCGACTGCGAGCCTACCCCTGTTCATGCAGATGGTTGGCCGAGGCTCCAGGGTAACGCCAACCAAGACACGGTTCACGGTGTTGGACTTCGGGAACAACGTGCAGACCCATGGCTTTTGGGAAACCAATCGGGAATGGTCCTTGAAGAAGAAACGCAAACGGGAATCCGCTGGCGTTGGAGGCGTGAAGAACTGCAAGAATTGCGAGGCCATTATCCCGGTGGCTGCCATGGAGTGCAAGCATTGCGGGTTTGAATACGAGCGAAAGCCAAAGCCTCCAGGGGAAGTCGTAAGTTTGCAGATGCTGACCAAGGCCCAAGGCATGGAGATGGCAAAGCAAAGCACGATGTACCAAAAGGCTCAATTGGCAAAGGCCAAGGTCATCAGCCCGTTTTGGGTGCTGCACAATCAATGCAAGAGCAAAGCCGAAGCATTGGAGTTCATCCGCTATATGGGATGGAGGCCAGGCTGGGCCTTCCACAATAAAGACCGTTTTCCAATCCTAAAGTAATTTCATGCAAGAATTTAAACTCCAAGCCGAATGCTTCCAGTGGCACTGGAACAACTTTCCCGACCAGCGTGGCCGATTGTTCACGGTCAACAACAACGCACCGAATGCCTATGCCGGCAGCGTGATGAAGGCCATGGGTGTGGTCGCAGGGGTCAGCGACATGATATGGCTCTCGCCAACCGGTGCGGTGATGCTGGAGTTCAAAGCCGAAAAAGGAAAGCAGTCCCTCTCGCAGAAGTGGTGGCAGTCAGTTGTTCAGGAGGCAGGCTACCGATACGAGGTCATCCGAAGCGTTGAGGATTTTCAGCGAGTGGTCGCAAGTGTGGAATAATTGTGTAGATTTGTTCCATGGCCCGACTGCTACTGCTGCTCCTGCTGACCGCTTGCACCAACGACCGCCCTTGGAAGGTGATTGAGGTACGAGCCAAGGGGGATGCCTGCGAATATGTCCTATCTCGCTCCAACGGATTTGGACCTCAAGTCAAGACCCTGACCGATTCGTGTGGGAGGTATCAACTTTTTCAAACTATACGCAATCGGATACAATGAATGATTAATTAACAATTTAAACAATAAAAAAATGGAAATACACATCCCAAGTGAAGAAAGATTAAGAGTAAGTACAAACGGTAAAAGAATGTTTGCCGATGTTAGTTCTGCTCCGCATCAAGAAAGTTTGACAATTGAATTTTACGCATTTGCCAAACAGATAATAATGGAAAAAGACAGGACTTTTAAAATGTTCATCTTTAATCAAGACCAAGATATAACAGATTTTGATTATGGATTTTGGAAGGATGGTAAAATTGTCTGGCAGTCTTTTTAGGGTTGCCGCTAACTCGCTCATTCGTGAACAAATCGTCAGCCTCTGGTCTTACCAAACCTCGACCAGCGTCAGCCTATAACCTTACCAACCAAACCCCAACCCCATGAAAACCACACCTATCGATTTCCGACGCTGGCAGATTCACATCCGCAAGGCTTGCGTCAACTGCAACCGACCCGACAAATCCGAAACCATCAAGCCTTGGTCCGTCAACTGGACCCTGCTCGGTCGCATCCTTCAAGCCAAAAACGCTTAGTCATGGAATGGATTAAATGCTCCGAGCGTATGCCGGAACTTGGTGAACCCGTCCTGATTTTCACAACGGACATGAATCAATTTATGGGCTGGCTTGAGAACCGCCACCTTTGGTCCTACGAACACCAATCTTGGTTCCTAACCGAAGTAAGCCATTGGATGCCTCTACCCCCAAACCCGCTTTAGCCCAAACAAAATGAACCAAATAATCTTATTTATAACGGCTTTTGTGTTATACCTTTTATGGTTTGTAATTACCATAGCCTTAATCATTACTATTATTGGCTGGTATTTTTTAAGCATAATGGACGATTATGGTTGGTTTGATATTCCGAATCAAATTATAGACAAAACCATAAATCCTTAAACATAAAAGACCCAGCATGGACCTAATCTCACGAACCATACTCGGATATACCGCAGAGGTTGTCGGAGTCAGCCCGGACGACATCTTGAGCGAAGTCAAGACCCAAGAACTGGTCCTTGCTCGGTCAATCTTCGCAGACATCGCCTACTCGGAATACCTCTACACCTACTGCCAAATCGGGCGAATCATTAAGAGGAACCACGCAACGGTCATGCATAACCTCGAAATCCTTGCCAAAAACATGAGAGCAAGGCCGGACATCAAGTTTCTGCGTACACAGGTTCTTAACAGGACACGGGATTTTTTGCAACATTAGCGAGAAGCCCCTCCATCTTTGCGTGAGTGAACGCAGAGAGCATCATCCTTGACCTTTATCGCAGCGGAGAAATCCGCAAGGCTTGCCTCACCATTACGGGGGGCAATCCGCTTTGGAAGGACCTCGAGCAAGAGGTCGTCCTGATTCTGCTCGAAAAAGACCCCGACAAGATTACCAAGATGCAGGTCCAAGGCTACCTGCGTTTTTACATCGTTCGGCTCATTATGAACCTGTATCGAGGGAACAACAACCAATTCGCCAAGAAGTACCGCCATCACGACGAGAGGGTCGAAGTGGATCCCGAAACCCAAGAACTGGGCAAGGACTACGACTCCCTGCTCGATGACCTTTGGGCTATTGCCCAGCAAGAAATGGACTCTTGGGCCAAGGACGGAGCGTTCCCGTACGACAAAGAACTGCTGAACCTGCTCATGCAGACAGGCAACATGAAGGCCATGTCCCGTGAAACGGGCATCCCGTACAGGTCAATAATCTACTCCATCGAACAGGCCAAGGCCAAAATCAAAACCGCAATCGAAGCAAATGGATATACTGGTTTTTCCAATCCTGATTAGTGCACTCGCTACCCTTGCGGTCGTGGAGTTCCGGGTGCTGCCGGGATGGTTCTATGCTTTGCCATTCGCCAAGCGGAAGCCGTTTTCCTGCATGACCTGCTTTGGATTTTGGCTTGGGGTCTTGCTGACCCTGCCGACCTGCCAATGGTACTTGGCCCCTATCCTCGGTCTTGCCTCATCTGCCACCGCAATAATCATTCGGGAATGGACCTTCAAATGACAGCCGACCAGTTCATCGTGGCCCAAAAGCATCGCAAGTACTGGGACCAGTACATCGCTTCCCTGACCATGCGACTGCCACCCGATGCGGTTGGTGAACTGCAAGCCATCTTGACCGCTCACGGACGACCGCCTACGAATTGGTGGTGCGCTGACTGCGTAAAATCGGCCCTCCAATACATTTACCTACAAGCGGACTTGTTCCTCGAAGTCAACCAAAACACCATAACCTACCCCCTAAATGCCCCTACCAATCCCGAACAATAACGAGTCAAGAGAAGGCTTCATCGGTCGCTGCATGAGCAACAACCAAACCAATGCGGAGTTCCCGGATACGGCTCAACGGCTTGCCGTTTGCGGCTCAACGTGGGAGAATCACAAAAGGCAGCAATTCGAGTCTTATTCGGACTACGGCCAAGAGATTCGGGCCAATGCCAAGCGAGGGATTGAACTGAACGAGCGGAACGGGAACAAGTGTGCGACGCAGACGGGCAAGGTCAGGGCGCAGCAGTTAGCCAGCGGGGAAGCAATTTCCCTTGAAACCATCAAGCGGATGCACTCCTACCTGTCCCGGGCAGAAACCTACTACGACAATGCAGACGATACATCGGACTGCGGTTACATCAGTTACCTCCTGTGGGGCGGTAAGTCGGCTCTCTCATGGTCAAGAAATAAACTCCGAGAACTTGGGGAACTCGAAGGCGAAGGATGACGAAGCCCAAGTGCAGGCTCGGATGGACTCGCTCATGATGGTGATAACCACCCTGTGCGACTGCATCGGAGCGGTGGACGATTCGAACTCACCGAATGCGTTTGCCGTGAAGATGAAGATAGTGGACAAGATTGACGAACTCATAGACAAAATCGAATACTGATGGGAACCAGCAAGGGCAACGGCAAGTATATTGAAACTCCTGAAAAGATGTGGGAGTACTTTGAAGCATACCGGGCAGGGGTCAAGAGCAACCCAAGGCTCAAGACGGTATTCCCCGGCAAGGATGCTATTCCCCAATGGGAACCCTTGGAGCGTCCGTTGACCTTGGAAGGCTTTGAGAACTGGTGTGCGGATGCAGATATAATTGAGGACCTTGGCGCCTATTTTACAAACAGGGACAAGCGATATGACGACTATGTAGCCATCTGCTCGCGTATAAGGCGAACCATCCGTCAAGACCAAATTGAGGGGGGCATGGTTGGTCAGTACAACCCATCCATCACTCAACGCCTCAACAACCTTGTGGAACGCCAAGAGAACACCGTCCACATCGAGCAACCCCTGTTTGGGGATGGACTTTAAGTACACGACCGCTATCAGCCGAATCCGTCGGATGACGGCCCGGAAGAAGGTCATCCAAGGCGGAACAAGTGCGGGGAAAACCCTCGCCATCCTTGCGGTCCTCATCGACATCGCAGCCAAGAACAAGACCGAGATATCGGTCGTGTCCGAATCCATCCCTCACCTACGGAGGGGTGCAATCAAGGACTTTGCCAAGGTCATGCAATGGACGGGCCGATGGGTCGCAGACCGATGGAACAAGACCCTCCTGACCTACAACTTCGCTAACGGCTCGGTCATCGAGTTTTTCTCTGCTGACTCCGAGGCAAGGCTGCGAGGTGCAAGGAGGCAGGTCGTTTACATCAACGAGGCGAACAACATCGACTTCGAGTCCTACTACCAGTTGGCAATCCGTACCAGCGAGGCCATCTACATCGACTTCAACCCGACGCATGAGTTTTGGGCGCATACGGAGGTCCTGCCCGAACAGGATGCAGAACTGGTCATCCTTACCTACAACGACAACGAGGCCCTGCCTGATACCATCAAGCGGGACATCGAACTGAACCGCACCAAAGCCGAAACGTCTGCGTATTGGGCGAACTGGTGGAAGGTCTACGGCCTTGGTCAAGTCGGGACGCTTCAGGGTGCGATATACGAGGACTTCGAGGTCGTGGAGGGTATAGATGTCAGCCGTGCGAAATTCGTCGCCCTTGGGCTTGACTGGGGCTTTAGCAACGACCCAACCGCACTCGTAGCAATCTACCGCCAAGGGGACTGCCTGCTGATTCAGGAACTGCTCTACGCTACGGGCCTTACCAACCAAGACATCGCAGACAAGTTGCGGACCTTGGGCATCACAAGGGCTTGGGAAATCGTGGCGGATTCAGCAGAACCCAAGAGCATCGAGGAAATCTACCGTCTTGGCTTTAACATCAAGCCAGCGGAGAAAGGCCCCGACTCGGTCAGGAACGGGATTGACATCTTGAAACGCTACAAGTTGCAGGTTACCAAGGACTCGACCAACCTCATCAAGGAATTGCGGTCCTACACTTGGGCCACCGACAAAGAGGGCAAGAACACAGGGGTCCCGATTGACTCGTTCAACCACGCCTGCGATGCGATGCGGTATGTGGCACTCAACAAGTTAAGAGTAAGCAACTCAGGGAAGTATGTTGTGGTTTAACTTTGAGGCATGAAACAAACAGCATTAGAATGGTTAGAGCAGAATATGCCAAATATCAGTAAACATATTCCATTAGGTATAGCATTGGAATTTATGGCTAAACTTAATCACGCCAAAAAAATTGAAAAAGAGCAATTAAAAGATGCTTACGGTGATGGGATAAACGCCCACAGAACAGGTTTTTGTAATAGAGATGAGTATTTTGATAAAGCATATCGTGCCATTTAACTTTGCCCTATGAACACCGAACGCATCATCGACCTAATCATCGAAATCGGCAAAGCGGTTGCAGCCGTTTTCTTTATCCTCACTTTACTGACCCTCCTTTGGACCTTATGAAAGTCGTCCACTACTATCACATTTATTGCGGAGGGAATTGGCAGTTAATCCTCAACCAGCACATGATGGCGGTTTGCAACTATGGCCTCATCGGGGTCTTGGATGAGATAAGGGTCGGCATCGTCGGGCCACCCGAACAACGCAAGGCGGTCAAGGAGGTGCTGGAGAACTCGATGGTGGCCGATAAGGTCAAAGTCGTGGTAACCCGGACCAACGCTTGGGAGCAGGCGACGCTGACCGAGATGTACCGGGCAAGTCAGGAAGAGGAAGCCGTGTACCTGTACGCTCACACGAAGGGGGCAAGCGACCCATCATTGATAAACCAGTTGTGGAATCGCAGCATGACCTTCTTCAACGTGGTCGCATGGGAGCGGTCCATGCAACTGCTCGAAGGCGTGGATGCGGTGGGATGTCATTGGATTACCAAGGAGCAGTTTCCCCACATGGCTGACCACAACAACCCCGACGGCTACCCCTACTTTGGGGGAACCTATTGGTGGGCCAAGTCGTCCCACATCAAGGAACTGGGCGAACCTGTACGGGACCACCGTTGGCAGGCAGAGCATTGGATTGGCAAGA